TATGCACCACTTCCCTCAATTGACGAACCTTACCGGGCACCCCCGGCTTAAACCCGCCCGCGTAACCAAGCTGTACTCTTTTCTTCATCACTTCCCCCGGTTCCAGCCTATCGCTAGAATGGGAACGGGGGGGACTGCGCTGCTAAGCTACCGGCCCGCCCCCGTTCCGGGGTAGGGAGAAAAACCTACCGCTAAACTCTGCTATTTTTTCGAGCATGCCGACCGTCGTTTAGCAACGATCCTCGGACCCCGGAACCTTCAGGGCTTTCGCGGCGCTACCCGCTACTAACCGCCTATAATCCTCTGGCTGGCATCGACTCGTATTCGGGCGCGGGTATCTCGGGAACCCCGTACCGCCTAGGCCCGACCGATCGACGCACGCTCCCGCGTACTCCCGGCGGCCCACAAGCGGACCCTACCTATCGCGAGCCTCGCGCCTGAATCGGTGGTTCCCGCACAAAGCGCGTCACTCGATCAGGCCTCAACTCCCCGGACAAATCGGAAGTTACTCGAAGCCCGGTACCACCGCTACCTTTATTTCACTTTATTTTCCCCTTTAAATCCAGGCACTTACCTGCCTAACATGCCGACACCGCAGCGTGTTACACCATCCAGTGTCGTCGAAAAGCCCAATGATTCCAGGCACTTAGCCTTGACACCGGTCAGTGTTACACGTCCATGTGTACCCCTACACCAGCCGGTGTAGACGGGGGGCTTACCCCCCACACAGTTGGCATGATTTTTGCGGCGAGCGAAGCGAGCCTTAAGCTCACGGAATAATTGTTATTTTTAAGGTTTCCCCCGGGGGGACTATTAAAGCCACTGGTTTGTTTTGTTTTAGTGGGGGGTGTGGTATAGAGGAGGGGTGAGCTGGTTTTTGGGTGAGCGATAGTTCCCCAGGCTGGCTTGTCGTAGGTTCCTCCTTCCCTACGAGGCCTTGGAGTGGGTTTGGTGGTGCAGCCTGCTCCAAGGCCATTGGGGGCGTAAAGGAGAAGTGGTTGGCCCGGGTGGCCGGGTGGCCGGGGGGAAAAGGAGAATGGAAATGCGAGTAATGCGAGTAATGAGAGTTGGATGGTTGGGATTGGGATTGGGGTTGGTAGGGATTGTGGGGGTAGCTTGGGCACAGAATGTGCCGGTGTTGACTGGCTCGACTTTGACTGAGGTTGCGGTGGAGTTGCCCGCGGCTAGTCCGGTTTCGGCGCTTGTTTGTATGACTTGGCAAGCGGATGCGACAGTGCCACCGACTGATTTGTATTACTGTGCAAGGATGGAGCCGGGGGAGGTAAGGATGGTGCCAGTGTGGACTTTTTGGAGAACTAACCTGCGGGCATATGCGATTAATGAAGTGGGAATGTCGCATTCACTAGCATGGGGGGAATAATGACTGCTGAAGAGGAGCGAGCAAGGGTTGATGCAGTGTTGGGTAAAGGCGTTAAGGAAAGTCAAAGCGTAAAGGAGAAGCGGGATACTGGTGGGAATGTGGAAATTGAAGTCACTAATCGGTGGCGACCCAGCGGGCAAGAGAGAGAGGCATTGGCGAGGTTGAGTGTGTTGGGGGTGGGGAGTGAGAGGATTGCGGAGCAGTTGGGTAAGAGTGTTGAGCAGGTTAAGTATGCGTTGGCGCAGCCTGGGCAAGCGGATTATGAGCAAGTGCAGAGGGAGCAGGCAAATCAGTGGGTAGGGTTTGCCATGGCGCAGCTCCAGTTAGCTGCCCCGGATAGTGTGAATAACGCTTTGCGTATTGTTAGAGACACCAATCATAGAGACAATGCGAGGATGACTATTTGGCACCTAGACACGGTGTTGGCCCCGCATATTAGGCAACCTGAAGAGAGGCATGACTTTACGATTAACCTATCCAAACAAGCTACTGAGATTTTGGTAGAAGGCTTGTTGGGTTATCGAGAACGCCGGTTGGGGGATAATAATAGTAGTGGGACAGAGAATATCCGTCACTTGCGTAGAGGGAATGAGGCGTTCATTGAAACCAGGGTGGGGCTCGAGCCTAGCCAGCAAGTTAACCAACGGCTAGATCTTGAAGGTAACTTGGTAGATGAAAACTCCTAACCCGGAAGGGTTAAATATCCTAGAGCAACTAGGCAGTATGACTGATGCCGACCCTCGGGATATGGGGTCGATGCAGATTAGTCAGGTTAGGGATTTTCTAAACACTGACTTGTTTGCCTTTAATTGGTTCATCTTCCAACACCAAGACCTAATCCCCTCACTACACGGGGAGATTTGCGACATTCTCAACAAGTGGGGGTACGTTGAATTAGAAGACGGTACGATAACCAACGACCCCCCGGATGATGCGAAAATCAAGATGGACTTCCGGCGGTTGATGATTCAAATACCCCGGGAGTTTTTCAAGACCAGCGTAGTAACCAGGGCAAATGCCCTTTGGCAAATCTGTCGCGAGCCTAACCGCCCCGTATGTATCTTCAATGAACGATTGGAGAACTCTAAAAAATGGCTTCGATCTATCCGCGAAGTAGTCGAAGGCTCGATCTTGTTTCAAGTTGTCTATCAAGACCTACTTCCACCCGGAAAAGCCGCATGGGACACCGAATCCACGCCGAGACAGTGGAAGTGGTCAGACGAATACTTACAATTCCAACGCAGCAAAATCGGTATACCGGAACCCTCGCTAACTGCCATGGGAGTCGGGGCAGCCTCCGCTGGTGGGCACTGGGACAAGATCATCAAGGACGACCTTATCAGCGAGGATGCTGTTCGTAGTGCTAGTGAGATGCAATTCGCAAAGGATTGGTTCGACAAGTCAATCTACCTAGAGCGCCCAGCAACCAAAGGCATGGATCTGATTGTTTGCACCCCCTGGATGTATGGAGATGTGTATGACTATGTGTTGGAGACCTACAACTACACCCTCTACCGTCGATCAGCCCTTGAAGATGCCGACGGTATGCCTAGCATCAAAGGCGAGTCAATCTTTCCCCAGAAGCTTTCTACTAAGGCCCTTCGCAACCAACACGAGCGAGACCCCTTTGGCTTCTGGTCCCAAATGCAATGTCACCCCAAGTCAGGTGAGGATACAAACTTTGACAGTAAATGGTTTAAAGGCTTTATGGCACCGGTTCAAGTCATGGGCCAAACCTGCACCAAGATTGACGCAGCTCATTACGACCCCACCCGAAGCATGTTCATCCCTGAACGAGCCCCTCAGGAAGTCCCACTACATTGGATCACCCGAGCGGTATTGCTTGACCCTGCTACCGCTAGGAAGTCCCAAAAACACGCTGAAAAGTTCTCACGACACGGATTGGTCTGTGCAGGAATGGACCCTTGGGGAAGACGGTACGTCTTTGATGCGGTGGGATTTCGCAAAGACCCCGAGGACACTCTACGAGAAGTAATCGCAATGTGTGTCAAGTGGAAAACTCCCCTCGTAGCAATCGAGGAAGTAATCTTTAGTGAAGTCTACCGACACTTCCTTGACTACATGATGGCTAAGGAATTCCCTGACCTAGAGCTAATCATCAAACCCGTAGAACCTAAGGGCCGCTCCAAGGTCAACCGAAACACAGCGATGATCCCGATGATGCGACAGGGGTATTACTTTTTCCGCTACGAAGGCTGCGAACAGTTACTCCAAGAACTAGTCGAGTACCCCAACGGCTTAACAGTAGACATCATCGACTCCCTAGCCTATCTCGAGGACGTAGTAGACCGCCCCGAGACCCCCACTGAACTCGAAATCATCCACCACACCAAGATAGTCCAAGAAGAACACAGAGATGTTGTCACGGGCTATTCCACAACCATGTAAGGACCCCCATGGCAACCATCAAATGGCGCTGCTCCCATGAAACCATCATCAATTTCCGAACCCTCATGGTTAAGCTATCATCTGCCGAAGAGGCCGGGGACAAAGCGGCCTACTGGGAAACCGTCGAACTCGTCAAAATGCTCCCCGGTTTCCCCAATGACATGAATATGCTAGAGGATGAGGTCTGGTTGATTCCCGACAAGCCTCTCATCACTACAGTCCACTAAGGAGTCCCAATGCCTACGAAAAACTTCGACGAGTACCCCAGCCTGCGAAAACTCCTCCCCCGAACCGGCGGGCTCCCTGGGGTACGCTATTTGATCTGCCCCGCTCAACGAGTCGCCACTATGGGACAGGAAGACAACCCCAGCGGTATCCTTTGGGAAATGACCACTGGGTCTGAACCTTTCACTGTCCAAGGCGTCCCTTGTTTCCTATTGTCTAACGGTAAGCCTAACCTAATGGGTGACTCAACTAGTTGCATCCCCGAGCTATTCACCATGCGAGAACTCGACACAGAACTCGGTCTCAACGCGGAGTAACTAATGGCATCCCCGGGTGAAAAACTAAAGCTAAGCCCCGAAAATACCGAGGCCCTAGAAAACCACATCTGGGACTACATCTGGGATCTCGAATCCCAACACTCCACCTACTTCAGCGACATCCCCATTTGGTGGCAATGGTATGAAGCTATCCCGCAAAGCCGGATCAAAACCTTCCCTTGGCGCGGAGCAAGCAACGTCATCCTCCCGGTCATTCGCATTGCGGTGGACAGCTTGGTCGCACAAACATACGCGACGCTCTACTCCCACAACAAACTCCTATCCTCCCGCACCAGTAACGAAGCCTTCCAAGATTACGTCGCGCCCATCACAGAGTTTATGAATTGGGCGGCTGAACATGAATTCGATATGGCTACTCCAACTCTGGATTGGCTATACGAGCTTTGTGCTATAGGCGAGTCTGTCCTAGGCCTCCAATGGCACAAAAAGGAACGATGGGTTCGGGTCCCTGGTTCAACCCAACCAATCAAAGCGAGCCTAAACCGCGGACCCATCGTTTCCCATATCCCTCGTCACCAGATCATGTGGGACGTAGGCAAGACAATTGACGAGGCTGAGTTTCTCTGTCGTCAAGGCTTGTTGACCTTCAACCAACTAGCCAACCATGTCCAATTCGACGACTGGGACAAGGAAGCTGTTGAAGATTCTCGCGACAAGTGGGACACCGAATCCAAGGCCTACCAAATCGAGCGCGAACGAGCGATGGCAGCAGGTAGGGAACTCGAGCCCACCTACGTCACTAACCGCCTCCATGATGTACGGGAAGTTTGGATCGACACTCCTATGGCAGCAGCTATGGACACTCGCCTCGGCGATCAAGCTGTATCCGCCAAAGTCTCAACCCTCGTCATCAACTACCACATGGGTTCCAAGCGAATCCTTAAAATCACCCCCGACCCCTACGGGCTCGGCCACAAACCCTTCTACTGGGCACCCTTCCGTAAGCGTGGCGGCAACCCCACTGGCGAAGGGCTATGTCGAATCCTCGAACACGGCCAGCGCACAATGTCCACAATGATTAACCAAGGCATTGACGCTGTAACCCTCAACAACAGTTTCCCCTTCATCACTGATGACGCCAAACTAGCCAAGGCTGAATTTAGCCCCGGCAAACCCCTATACACTACCTCCACCAAAGGCTTCCAACTCCTCAACCAAGGCCGTAACATCATGCCTGAGACCCAAATGGTCAACTTGATGCAGGTCTTTAACGAGCGAGTCAGTGATTCCAATGACCCCTTGCAAGGGCGAGAGTCCCGTAGTGGAGGCCATCCTAGCCCTGCTACTA